GGTCTCCTCGAGAAGGAGCCGGGTTAGTTTTATCTCTTGATCTACGAGCAGATTGGTTTTTGTCAGCCTGCCTTTGTTTCTTTTTAGTACCCTCTTGGGGATCAATATTACCATCCTGATCTTCTAAAGGAACTCTTGGTTCTTTTTCATCTGGTGAATCATAACCCATTGCCCAAGCATATTGATCTTGGCTAATGATACCTGCCTTATATAATAAGTCAAGGTTCTGTATCTTATATTGGAGACCCTGTTGGATTTTAACTTCATCAGAAACGGTAGAAGTTCCCCAATCAATCTTTATTCCCTTATTATTAAAACCTGCCAGACGCAGTTCTAGAGAATAAATTCTATCCAATACATAAGCTACAATCATTTGGATATTCTTTAACTGGCTAATCATCTTAGATAACATTATGCCAGTTGCACCTTCACCAGTAGTAGATGATACCCCAATTATAGAACCATTAACTCCTAAACCATTAGCTACTGATTGTTGGTTCATATTCCAAGGCTTCTCTATATTACCCAATTCCTTGGTAGTAGAGTTAAGCTTGAATTCATGATCATCAATGTAACCAGTAACTATTCCATCCTTTAACCCCTCTCGAAGATTCTTCTTAAGGTTTACAAGGATTCGATTTAATCGGTTTTCATAAGCTGATGAAGATTCACTTGCCATCTGATCAGGTTTTGCCATCTTAGCTTCAAGGAAACCAATCATACCGGCAACTTCCATGATATGCTTGAAATTAATCTTCATATCATGTTGAGTTTTTAATGAATCAAGAGAAGTCATAAAGGGGGGAATCCCATAAGGCTCATCTGTATCATTAAACATACCAGAATAAATATAGGTTTCTGTATTTAGCTTTATGTAGTCTTCTCTCCGATTATTGGTAAAAGCTACGTTCTTTTGGTAAGGTTGGTAAACTCCATTGTTTTCCCTTTTGAATACTATATTCTCAGGTCTTAGGAATAGGATAGTTGCTAATCCTTCTAGTTTATCATCGGGAACACATTCAATAGAAATAGCTCCACTAACTAAGAGTTGAACTATCATTTTGTTTACTAACCCATCAATCCCAGCAGAATACGTTGACCATTTTTTGGTAGCATTCTTTAGATGTTCCCTCATCTTACTTGCTTCCTCATCCGTATTATTAGGGAATGTAATTAAGTGACCAGTATTAGACAACTTAAACATATCCTGAAGAGCTATGCCAACATCCGGATTTACCTTATATAAATCTCGAATGAAAGGTATTATCTCTGTACGGAAAGAAGGACTTACCATATAAGTAAGCCCTTTTAAGGAAGAAATAAAATTAGAATCTTCTGGAACCGATACTCTACCGGGAGATACTGAAGAAACCTGGTTAGGTTTTTTATTACCCTCAGCCTGTGGCATAGTGGGAGGATCTTTCTTCCCAAATGGCCATTTGAAACTAATCTTTTTCATTTTGGTTGTACAATTATGTTAGTCTTTCCTTTTCGTATATGATTGCATATTGCTTTTCCGAAAATAGAGTCATCAGAATAGACATCACCTTCAAGGTCTATATCTACTGCTGAATTGTTTGCCCTATGCTTACCCATTGCTACTGGTCTACCTAAACCATCATAGATAAAAGTATAAGCTTCTTGAACGAAAAATGGATCTTTTATTATAACGTCTTCTTCTCGAATATCTTGTTCAAGATTCTCGATGATTACTGAACGATTCTTTTGAGTAGTTAACCATCCTGGAGATTTATCTACCTCTGGTCTACTCTTACCCTTTTTCTTCAGCATCTTTTGATAGTAATACAATTTGGGATAGCCCTCATCTTGAAGCTTGGTAGTTACAGCCATACCAACATCATTGGATTCTGGAGCAATAGTTGCCCAATTATACAATTGGCCAGTATCTCCCAGAAGTTTAGCATACTTATCTATAGGTATTCTACCTTTAAATACTGCTTGTTCTTCTCCTTGCTTATCCATACAAGTAAAAGCTGAGTAGTCAGAAGCTCTACCAGTTGAAACGTCTGCCCCGATAAAATATTCTTTATCTGATTGAGGTTCAAGATATTGCCTATACTGACCATTAAACCTTTTCTTAATAACTGGGTAATCACTAAGGCAGTCTTCGATAGCCTTTATATCAGCTAAATCGAAGACTGTATTTCCTGATGATAAGAAGTCACCGTCTATTTCTTGAGCAGTTCTCTTTGGGCCAAGAGCAGAAGCCATTTGCTTATACCAGTTTTCATCTCGTTCTGGGTGCATTTGCCAATATAACCGGATTGGGTTAAATGGATTACCTCCTGCAATGGCATCTACCCAAGTAGAATGGTAAAAGTTCCCTACGCCATAAGGAGTATTTTTATTTATAAAGTTATACTCTTCTTGCCCTCTCCTCTTCTTGTTAAAGTTATAAGTTATATAACTATGATGATCTTCTACGGTTATATCGTAAATGGTAGTTTTAAATTTACGTAAAACTTTTAGAGTAGATAACTTTACCTGATTACCCCTTTTATCAGATAATATCTTACTGATATAGGATCTAGCTGATTTGAGAGACATAGAGTTAAATACTGAGTTCTCCTTGATAAATTGAGTTATACCTTTCTGTTCTAATTCTCCAGTCTCTATTGCATTGAGAACTATAGCTAAAGAATCTAAATCCGTAAAACTTTTACCAATTCTAGTACCCAATTTAAGTCCATAGGAATAAATATTTGCTCTTTGAGTATTCTCTTTTCTAGATATTACTTGTAGATTAGTTACCCAATTATGATGAGGTACACAATCTATGTGATCAATCACTTGGTCTTTTCCCACTTTAAGATCTGTGAAATGAGATATTACTAGATCAGCCATTCTAAAATGTTTAGAAGACCGATCCTTATGAAGAGTAACTCTAACGTACCCATCATCATTAGGTTTTAAGTGTTTTTTATACCACTTACCTGCCCTTAAATACTTTAGTTCTCCACGGTTAGAGATCTTATAATTAGGATAATCTTTTACTGTCTTCCATACTTCTTTTTCAGGCCACATAATCCTTGGCGGTTCCTGTAATTCTGATAGACCAGTTTTATAGAGAATTACTTTTTCTTTTTTCTCTATGATATCCTTTACTGACATCCACCCATGTAAAGTATATAATTTATGATTTGGTGTACAATTAAGAGTAGTTCCATATTTGGTTTGAATCTTCCAAGTTTCCAGTTTACCTTTATTTACTGAAGCTATGATCCTTTTCCATTCTCCTTTATGGGTTAATACTTTCAAATTACTAACATAAGATAGATCTACAGCACCAAACTTCTTTGGGCATAAGTTCTTTACTTTTATCAAACCTTTATCAGTAATTATTTTAGTATTACCAGTAATACAACTGTTTACTATAGCACTCCCCCCAGTACTAAGAGTTGGGAAGGCCGCGGCCCAGATTTGAGCTGCCCATCTTACAATAGCAGCCTCATCAATAACCAGAAGAGAAAGGGATTCTGAACGTCCGGCTTCTGAAGATGTAGGAATAGATTCTATGAAAGATCCATTATCGAATTCTATCATGGAAGCAGATCCAAATTCTCCAGCCCTACCATTTATGATTGGAGTTTGAAGATACCATGGGAGATTCTTATACATGAACTTAATCTTCTTGAGTACCTTTTTAGCTGTAGTATCCTTAATGGAGATAATGTTTATCTTCTTATTCGGATGGTACATCGCTAACCAAAGGCAGTACATAGAAATAAGTTCTGTAATACCAGCCTGACGAAACTTTAGTAAAATGTTGAATCTCTCTTTTACGAACTGGTATAGTACCGATTTCTGGTAAGGATATAGTTCGAATCTTACCTTTCCTCTTACTGGGTGTATCACATAACAAAAGAGACTAAAGAGAAATACATCATTAGGAACTTTAGCCAGTATCTCTAATTCCTCTCTTGTAAGGTTTGTATTTTCTGTTATAATCTTTTTTGCCATATCAAAATTTATATTGAACTGAAAACTCTAAATCAGTACCTATTCCCGATTGGAATTTCGGGTAGTAGAAAGCATTGATTCCGAGTTTGTAATTAAATCGGTTAGTCTTGAACTCAATTCCAGTACCCATGTCTAACAAGTTATTGAAAGGTCTGTATTTGCCATAGATGTAAGGATTAAGTGAAAATCTCTTTATCCTTTTCTGGGTTAATTGACCCTCATACCAGTTATAACTGTACTTATTCAGGTCGATTTGGAATGATCTAGTTGAATAAGTATTGGATTCCTTATTGAGTAGACTTAAGTTCAATTTATTCCTCTTTAAAACCAATTGAACCAGAGAATCTTGTTTACTGATTAGAGGCTGTCTTATGGAATTATCAGGAAGAGAGTCTGACTGCTTCTTACCGTAAACTAAGATTCTATCTGGTTCAACTTTTTCTGAGTACTTCTTCTCTGGTTTGAAGGGTTTCTCTGTATATACTGTATCTGGGATTTCATTGACCGCTAATTCCAGGGAATCAACCTCTCGAGAAAGTTTGTAATTCCTGAAGCAAAGGTAAATAGTAAATCCTAGAAGTACAATGAACAAGGCCCTCTTTAAATTCTTCATTGTAATTTCGCTTTTAGTGAAACTCTGGTACTCACTCGTTTCCTTGTTTTCCCTTAACAATCCCTTTCTTACCTTCAGAGTTGATTTATAAGTTATAAAGTTATAGCTTTCTTTACCAGAAAGCACTTTCCTAAAAAAGAAAAACTTAATAAAAAGAAAAAAGGGTTTTCAAACAGCTCAATTTAGCTCAGTTTTGATGAATTAATTTTCTTGAGGCATTTTTTAAACCAAATCCCAATTTCCCCAACTGCCCCTTTGGCAATTGTATACCTTGCCTTGTTAAGCCAGTAAAGATAATTGCCTTCATCCATGAAAATCTTGTAGGATTTAGGAAATCCCATGATTGCCTTGAAATCCAAAATCCCAAGAGGATAACCATCGGGTCGGAATTGTCTATCGGCAGGTCTCAGTGTTAAGGGAGATTTATCTTCTTCCAATCTGTATACTCCTGGGAGGGTACTCATCTTTGCTGTTTTGATTGGCCATTTCTTTTCAGCATGGAATGCTCCTACCCAAAGTCTATGTATTTTCTTTACTGTAAGATTTTTCTTTTCGGGAAGTTTTCGATAGTCATACATTGCCAGGGTTTTATCCAAGGGTATGTTATAATTTAATGGATTCTGGTAATCGTTAAGTAGATTTCTAGTAATTGTTGGGTTTTTTACTTGAAATACTTCATTGAAAGCATTCAAATATTTCTTACCGGTTTTTCTATGTACTCCGATGATAAGTAATCTCTTCCTTGATAACTGTGAGTTTCCATAATCAGAAACCGACCTTTCGTGAAAAATAAGTTTATAGTTTTCGAAAGTTTTTTGAAGGTATTCCTTTGGTAGTAGAGATAGCAAACGAGGTAGATTTTCTATAAGAAAAATCTTAGGCTTATAATGTAAGATTGATTGAATCACTAGATTTAGGGATTTATTCTCTTGTGGATTGCCCAATTCTTTTACTTTTGAAAGCCTCATAATGGAGGATGCTCCACAATCTGGGCTTGAAAGTATGATGTCTGGCTTACAGTCTGGAAAAGTTCCATCTTTATAATAAGGTATATCCCCAAAGTTTAATTTCCACTGTTCTAGACCCTTAGTATAAAATACTCCTCTAATTTCTAGATTAGCTATCAAGTTCTTTCTAAAAGGGAACAAAAGGATGCCTGCACCCGCAGACACCCCTAATACTTTTAATTTTTTCATTTCTTGTAGCTTCTCAGTTTTATGTAAGACATCCATGAAAAGGGTAATCTTTCTTTGAGATAATCCCATTTGGTATCATTCGAATGAGCTTCTTCTTCGAAACTTACATCGTGATATCGATCATTCTGCTTATCCCAACCTGCAAAAGCTAAGATAATCAAATATTCGATTCCATACCATAGGTAGAAGAATCCAAAAGCAATTATAGGGATAACCCACCAGGGAGCACCCAAACCAGCTACTATGATACCAATAATCAATCCCAGAATAAAGCATTCTATCTGTTGTACCTGATGAATACACTCATGATTTATATTATCCCATTCATATACCTCTTCATCATACTTGAAGAATGAGTTGAAAAATAGGGTTATTGCTGTGTAATTCTTGGCTAGAATCAACTTTGCTAACCAATTATTGAAGTGACATCTTTTCATAACTTATTTTTGAAGTTTTCGTAAGCATTTCTTAATTTCTGATCGTAAGCATTCTGGGCATATCCAGGGCCATTATATTTTTTGGCAAATCCTGCCCAGTCTTTTTCCTTGAGTTCTTTCAAACAACCCGAGTTATTCATGAAATAATACATCAATTCCAGTTGTTTTTCATGAGATTCTGACATCTTATGAACGAAATCAAAGACATCTTTACACCCACAAAGGTTGTGATTGAATCCCATGATCTGGAACATTCCCCAACTTGTGGCTTTTAAAGCACATTCTTCATCAATTTCCTTAGCCAATTCGAGCCTTTTGTACTCTCCTAAGCCCCCAAAATACTTCGATTTATCCCATTTTGGATAAAATACCGTAGAAAATCTCTTACAAAGATAATCTAAGTCTCTATCTGGGAATTTTTTGTGAAATTCCTTGTACATAATGTGTCCTTCAAAAAGGATTTGAGGTCTACCGTCAGCTAAAAATCCATCTCTACCAGCTGCTTCTACTAATTGTACTGCCTTTAAGAGAGCTGGTTCTATACCCAATCGGTTAGCCAGATCTTTAATCATCTCATTCGTTAATTTATCTTTCATAACTTTAGTGTTTTAAGTTCAATAAACATTGAACAGTATTGCTCATATCCCTATTTTCTAAGTTCTTTGTGTTCTATTATTCCATATAACTTATAAATAATGCAATATGAATAGGATGAATCGATGCCGTATATGTGGCAAACTCATTAATTTAGAGGATTTTGATATAAATCGAGAGATCCCTAAACTTATGAAAGCTCAGGATGTTTGTTATAGCTGTGCTTTTTGGTTTAATCGTTTGGAATACGATAAAAAACTTGAGAATGAGAAGAAAATTGCAGTGATTACTCCAGATTATTCTCATTGGATAACTCGAGTACCCGGAGATATTTTAATGGTTCCTTCGGCTTTCGGAGGAATTTATCAAACTAAACTTCAACCAATCAACACTTTAGGAGTTATAGATCGGAATAAGAAGGATCTATACATTATCAGATACAATAACATCACTCACCAAGGCACTATACCGGAGCATCTAAGAAAACTTTTTAAAGTAAACGGAGTATTCCTATCTCCACAGGAATACAAAATGCTAGAAGATTACCAAGGAAATGCCTATGAATTTATTAAAAATAAAATAGATAATTTTCAATAATCAAATAAATTTAGTATATTTGCATAAACAATTAATCAAACGAATTATGAAAGAAAAATTAAAAGAAGGAACAAAGGTAATCTACTCAAATTCAGAGAATCCTACACTGATGGAAGAAGTAGAAGTAGTTTCAGTAGATAAAAAAGAGGGAGTTGCTACTCTGAGTAATAAGGTAAAGGTAACTAGATTGCCTAACTTGGATAGAATTTATAAAAGAGTAGGCAATAATCTTCAGGGATTTGCCTTACCAATGAATCCTGAAAATGAGGAAAGGTTTAAAAGGTTCAAGGCATATTTCTTTATCAAAAGATCCATAGAGAAATTATCCTCTTATGGAGAAGATATTAAGGGATGGGAAATCTCTAAATTAGAGAAGGTTCAAGGCAAATTATCCAAGGTAATCAACTTAATCGAAGAAAAATAATGTGGGTGATTCTTTACACAGTATATGTGGTTTGTTTTTTGCCAGCAGTGATTCTTACTAAGCTTTGTAAGAGATACTTGGGTTTAAATGAATTCATTACTTTCATCAGTATTTGGTTGGTTTTGCCTTTGTTCCCAATATATTGTTTAATCCGATACTTAAAACATTTGAGATTATGAGACATTATTTCGATTCAAACAACAACTATAGAGGTTGGTCTGCCAGTACTCAAGAACTTATATTATACATATTGTTCTTGGTTTTATTCCCAGTTATAATTATATTTGGGGTATTATTCTTTCCTTTAATTTATCTGGGTTGCTACTTTAATCAGGGTAAATTCTGGGAGAAGAATAAAATAGGCCTTACATTTGCCTTAGTATTTTGGGTAATTGCTCTATTCGTAATTTAAGGGGGAAGTTAGAGGGGATTGCCCCAATATTTGGTCACATGAAAGAAACCTCTAGAGAAGAAAAAGAAGAAATACTATAATAGAATGTTTCATTCATAAGAAAGATAGATGTAAAATTCCGTTGAAGATCCCGGACCCTTAGAGAAGGTAATCCGGGATCTTTTTTAGTTAAAAACTATCTGATATAGGGTCCTATAATCATAGGCATCAGCCTTATTAGTCAATCGTAAAGATACCTCATCTACTATACCAGTACCATTACTTAAGAATATTTCCCCTTCGTAATTTTTAAGACCTAATCCACTAACTGAACTTTTAAGTGTGAGAGATCTAGATTCACTGGGTGTTTCTAGTTCAAGCTCATAATCCTCTAACAGATCTTCTCTAAAAGTACACATCAGAAAGTATTTGATATCTGAACTGAAGTCATAATTGCTATTCATCTTAATTTTACAATGATAGATAGGATAATTGGAACCATCATCATTAGTACCCACATTTACAAAATTAAAATAAGGTATAAAATCCAGAGTACCTACATTCTTTGGATAACCCGAAAATTTTATCAGTGAAGCAGTATAGAAAGGCATACTATTTTGTAAAATTCTAACCTCTTGGGATTTATCTCCTGCAGTTCTTACTAATAAGTTAGTGGACCTATCCTTTGCAGAGGTATTAGGGTCAGCCGTAATACTTACTGACGCATTCCCTTGCCCAGAATCTGGGCTAACTGTAATAAAATCTTTTTTCATGTTTTTAAGCTTTTAGTGTTATTTAAGGTATAAAGGGAGATCTTGAGATCTCCCTTTATAATCACCTAACCATGTGTAATAATGGTGAACTATTCTTATATGTAACTTAAAAATTATTTAGAGTATGGAAAAGAACTTTTTAAACATCACTCCAGAGAGTGGAAATGGAAATCAAGAAGTAACCGTAAATGCAAAAGCTAACATCTCTCTAGAAGATAGAGAAGAGATGTTGAGGATCAGATCCTCAACAGGGAAAGAGGCTTCTGTAAGAATAACCCAGGATGGTGTACCTTTTATGGCTAATATTGGAGTAGTACCTAGAAATATCTTCCCCTCAAGTACTGGATATCCTATAGATATTACCTTTTCAAAAACTACTTGGGATTCCGAAGGTATACCAACTACTGAACTGAAAGTATCTAATACAGATGAAGAAAAGTTTGAGGTTATACCATATTTCCAACTCCTAATCAGAAAGGATATAGTAGATGAATTATTACCTCCTGGGGAGTATGGAAACCCTGCGATGTATATTCAAGATACTCTAATAGATCAATCTCTAACTGGTAGGGGTGTAAGCTTTAATCAAATTACTATAAAGGGGATTGAATATTATACTGCAGCAACAGATGGATCTTACTATGGAGAAGATTTTTATGCTACCATAGGATTATGCTATGAAGATGAAGAGGTTGAATTATTCCGATTATGTACACAGAGATTTGATATTTACTGGTTCTAGAGAAAAATTATATAAACACGGTAACAGTAGAAAGGATCAGAGATGATAGTGAAAAGAGAATCCTAAGGTGTTCTGAGGGTAATAGGGTTTGGTATCAGATGTGGATTAATCCCGGAGATATGCTAAGAATAGAACTACTATTGGAGGGAGGGAGTAGAACTTGGATGATAGAACTTCAGAAGTATTATGTATTCTTTTATGAGAGAAAGAATGGTAGGAGGATCTTAGGGAAGGATAGGGTTAAGAAGATATTGGATACCCTTTTATAGAAAGGAAAGCCAGGGATGTTTGGTCTCTGGCTTCTTTGTGTGAAGTATATGGGGTTATACTATAACCCCATATAAACCTTTAATATGTAAGTGTATGAATAAAAGTTTTTTAAGTGTATCTCCAAGTGAAGGTAATGGTAATGCTCAAGTAGTTATTAATGTTAAGGAAAATGTGTCTCTAGATGAAAGGTCTGAGAGCCTTAGAATCCGAACGAGTAATGGAGTAGAGAAGCAAGTGAGGATTACTCAGGATCCTGGTATGATCTTCTTCCCTACTATGCAAGTATCTGGCATCCAGGTAGGACAAGGTGAGAAGAAGTTTGCTCACTTAGATCATTATCCTGTGATATCTCCCCAGAGTGATAAGAATTGGTTGGTAGATAGTATTAATATAAGGAACCTATTATCAAGCTTTACGAATGGTGGAGGGGTAATAGTTTTTCGATTAAGGATTCTTATGAGAAAAAGTTTCTGGGAGAATTATATTCCTGAGGTTAACCAGGGAGGTTCTACCTATTACCTTGAGGATAAGAGTGAAGAGTTATATTCTATTGATGAATTTTGGTACCTTAAAGATGACTGGGTATATGTGGGATGGAATTGGAATATGGACTCTTCTGAAGGTTCTCATATTCCTTCTGCTACTTTAGATTATGATACTGGAGATGGATATTATAAAACGATATTCGAATGGATCTTTTCGGATGGTATAGATAATATATTACCTCAGTAATCGGAGTCTTGGTAGGCCCTTAATACGAGGAGGTAAAATCATGGTATACTAAAAAGGATGAAGAATCCTCAAGGTACCTCTTAATGCGTAGAACAAAAATTTCCTGGTAGTTTTAGGGGCGGACGGTTACGTTAAATTTAACATTTGTAAATAAAAAGTAAGGGACAAATAAAACTTTGTCCCTTTGCGTTTTCTAATTATCTTTTCTAATTAT